CAACTTCATCTTGCAAACTTTTTACATCTGAACCTTTTGGTGCAGCTTTATTTTTGTCATCATCTGTATTGTCTGTATTTTTACCCTTACTAAAATCGTTTGGTATAAATTTATCAGTAGTTTCAATAACACGACTTAATTTATTTTCTAACATATCATCTGCTTTGTCGGGATTCATTAACATATCAAATTCTTCTGCAATATCTAATAAGAAAAAATCAACTTGGTCTCTAGCACTTATAGGATATTTTGACGAATTTACATTGATATTTATACTTTTAAGTAAATTACCATTTCTATTAGGTTGTTTAGCTAAAACAATTCTTTTATTTAATTCAACCTGTTGTGTTTTTACCTTTTCATCCTCATCTTCTACAACCATTTTTTTTTGAATTAAATCTTCTTTCGCTTTATTATAAATTCCTTGTAAATCTGTAATTAAAGTAATTTTGGTTTCCGGGTCAATTTCTTTATCGTTCATAATAAAATAAGCCATTTGAGCCATATTACGTCTTAATTCACTTTTACTATTTATATTTGCAAATGTAATTTTTACTTCATCATTTAGTTTAGTTTTTTGGTCTGCTAATATATTATCAATATCACCAATAACAAAATCCATTCTTTATTTATATTGAGAAATTAATTATTAAAATAAACATCTCTATATTGGAAGACATAACTGTCTGGAATTCTTTTCTTAAAATATTTTATTTTTTGTTTTTTAGATTTAAATGTTTTATTTTTAACTTTTCCAGTAAGCATTGTAATAATAAAAAACAAAGAATACATACCACATTCATTATTACCTCTTTGATGCATAATAGGATAATTATTATCAAAATCTAAATGAATATTTAAATGTTCTGCTTGTTTTATAATTTTGTTTTTAAGAGAAATAATCTCTTCAGGAATAGGATTTAATGCACTATCCATATAAAATATAAATTTATCAGACAAATCAATAAACATAGAGACCCAATGAGAACCAGGTTCATTATGTTTATCTAAATTAAAAATAATACCAATTTTATCTATTTTTTTATCAATAAACTTTTTTAAATTAAAGTCACAGAGTTCTTGCCATACACAAGAATCATTTAATACATATGGTTTAGAATCAAAATCAATAGGAGTAGGACCGATAAAGTCAAAATTAGGATAGGCTTGTTCATACTGAGTAAGAACATCTAAAATATCATAATTACTAAGCCAAGTATGAGGGTTACTTTTCCATTCAGAAGGTTTTTTAGGTGCAAAAAGAGTTTCATTAATAAAAGATTTTAATTTGTTATCTTTTATTTCTTGAAGCCAGCAATCTTCTTTATTGCAGTATTTCATTTTGTGTTTTAATTCTTCTATAATTTTTGTAGGACTTTTACTAACAATAAGGTCATCAGAATGATTTTTATTATATTCTTTTTTTATCAAATCTAAAGTCTTCTTATTATAACAAGAATTTTTAACTGTGTTATTTTTACTTAAAGGAGCACAATTTACCTTTTTATATTTTTTAGTCTTATTAGTCATTTATAATAATAAGATATTTTAATCTTCGTCTTTTTTCAAAACAAGTTCTTTTCCCCAAAAAGATTGAATGCTTTCAGTTTGAACCTCTTTTATATTTGTGTCATCTTCTTCACTTACGAATGGGTTAGAATCAAATACTTCTTTATTTTGTATATGTGTGACAGCAGCTTTACAAAACTTAATAAACTGTTCCTTTACGTCAGGATGAATATTATTTTTAGTTTCATCTATTAAATGTTGAAATATATCCATAATATCTTGTTTATAGGTTTCTAAATCTAAATCAAACATAATTTCATGATCCATTTTCTTAGTTTTTAATTTCTGTGCTCCTTTTTTATTAATTAAAAGTTCTAACGTAATGTCTTCTAAGTTTTCGTTATTCATATTTACAATAAATATATATTTAATATTTAGGTATAACATAAATATATTTATAGTATATATAATGGTAGTTTTATCAAATAGACAAACAAATGCAAAGAAAACAGATAGCACAGATGCTTTATCAAGAAAGCTTATTAGAAGTGCTTGGAATAATGAAAATGCTGTAGGATTAATTAATGGAAGAAATCGAGTAGTAACTCCTTTCCGTGCAGTAAATAATTCTGGTGATTTTTTAGCTCGTGAAAGTTATATTTGCGATGGTCCTAATCAATTAAAATCAGCCAAGCCTGGATTAGCTAATCGTATGGGTGGAATATTATCATCATGCGATGGAACAGGAATAGCTGCTGCTTCAACAAATGTAAGATATGTTGCTGATTCTTCTGATTATATTAGATATAAGAAGCAAAGAGCTGTTGTAAGAAATTACGATGATATTAAATAATTTAGCATAAACATTTCTATTTATAAAGTATATAAGTTCTTTATAAATGTTTCGTATGATTAAAACAATTCAAAATAATCAAATGTCTGGTGTAGCGGCAATGCCTCTTAAAGATAGCACTAGTTCAAATGAAAATACATTTTCAATGAATAGAAGAAATTATTTTCAAACAAATCCTGAAACAGCTAATACAGTTACACAAAACTTACAAAAGAAATATACAGGAAGTAGAGACTCATCTTCTGTAGTTGCAAAAAGAAAAGCTAATGCAGTAGGAAATGGTTCGTTAAATGCTTCTAAAAATACAATGTCTTTTACCAGTAATAACAATGTAAATACAGTTGATTCTGCAAAAAGAAGAGTAAGAAATGGTGGATATGTTCCTCCTCCAAAAATTGCAGCTAGTCCAAGTAATAGACCTGTATTTTAATTTTTTTTGTAACCTTAATTTATAAATATGCAAAAGTATTTAGTTGAGTTTTTAGGAACCCTTGTCTTTGTTTATGTAATTCTTGCTACCGGTAATCCTTTAGCTATTGGTGCTGCTTTAGCATTAATCATTTTGCTAGCTTCTAACATATCTGGTGGTCATATTAACCCTGCTGTATCATTTGCTATGGCTGCCGCTGGAAAGATTAAGTCTGCTGAGTTAGTCCCTTATATTGTAGCACAAGTATTTGGAGCATTAGTTGCTTTAGAAATTTACAAGCGTTTTTCTCCTTAAATAAATTAGTTTAAAATCATAAAAATATTTATTTTTATAATTTATATTTTCAAAACTACAATAGTTTAGTGGTAAAATGCCCGCCTTCCAAGCAGGTGTCCAGGGTTCGATTCCCTGTTGTAGTAAAAAGCAAAAAATTTATATAAAAATTATATAAATTTTAATTTATTTCTTAGCATGCATGAATTTAACTAAAAGCAATAATGCAATAATAGTTAATCCACCAGCAAATACTTGAGTATTTCTATCCATGTTCATGTTACGCATACCTTCTAATTCTTCTTCTAAATCTTCAATGTTATCAAGGTCACCATCTTTTTCTTCTTTTTTGTAATTAAGAATTCCAGACATATCCTCTTTTTTATTCTTCATGCCCTCTTTTTTCTTTAAAATATTTTTCATTCCCTCAGTATTTTTCTTAAGTGTGGCCATACCTTCTTTTTGTTTAGGTAAGAAAGCAAGAAGATTATCCATACCACCTTTAACAGTGTCCTTTGTAGATTCTAAATCAAATTTTTCAACTTTGTTTGTCATAAATTCAGAAACATTCAAAGAATCTCCCATAAGACTAAAACCTTCTACTTGTACATCTTGTTCTTTTTCTTCTTTATTCTTGCTAAAATTATCAAAAAACTTTTCTTTTTTGCCATTCTTTTCTTTTTTTTCTGCACCGGGTGTGTTATCTAGAAATTTAAACATTTCTCTATGGAATACATTCATAAAAAAAACTTAAAGATAAATATATAAAAAATATTAATGTGCGGCATTTTTTGTCTTCTAAATTATGATGGACAATTTAATTATGATACTATTAATAAAGGATTTCAGAAAGGGAAGAAGCGTGGTCCTGAATTTTCTACTTTAAAAAATATCATGATCAAATGTATATTTGGTTTTCATAGACTTGCAATTAATGGTTTAAATACAGAGTCTAACCAACCACTTATCATAAAAGATGTTGCTTTAATTTGCAACGGCGAAATATACAATTATAAAAAACTATATAAATTATTAGATATTGAAGATGAAAGAGAAACAGATTCAGATTGTGAAATAATTATACATTTATATTTGAGATATGGAATGGAGCAAACATTACAATTACTTGACGGAGTTTTTTCTTTTGTTTTAATTGATTTTCGTTTAATTCTAGAAAATAGTAAAATATATGTAGCAAGAGACCCTTATGGTGTCCGTCCATTATTTATGTTGAGTACAAATGAAACACAAGAAGTAATTGATGGTCGTGACGGATTAAATAAAATATTTGAAACTTCCAAGAAATATGATATAATTGGTTTTGCAAGTGAATTAAAATCATTATCGGATTTATCTTCTGTCTTAGACGATAAAAAAAATATTAAAAATGATTTTAAGTATAATATTCATCAATTTGAACCAGGAACATATTCAGAATTTAATTTGAGTTTTAAGGTAAATAGTTCTTGGGAACCAGTAAAGGAAAATGTAAGATATTTTAATTTTGGTCTAAGTAATCAAATCGTAGGTGAAAGTTATGAAAATATTATGATGAATATTCAAAAATATTTTATTGAAGCTGTTTATAAGCGATGCGAGACTACTGATAGACCAATTGCTTGTCTTTTATCGGGAGGCTTAGATAGTAGTCTTGTTGCAAGTATTGTAAATGAATTTCATAAAAAGAATGGGTTACCAGCATTAGAAACATATAGTATTGGTGTGAAAGATTCTACTGATCTGTGTAAAGCTAAAATAGTTGCAGATTATTTGGGAACAAAACACACAGAAATTATTTTAGAAGAGAGCGACTTTTTTAAAAATGTAAAAAATGTAATTCATGATATAGAAAGTTATGATACAACCACAGTAAGAGCAAGTATTGGAAATTGGTTAATTGGGCAATATATTTCAAAAAACAGTGAAGCAAAAGTAATCTTTAATGGAGATGGTGCAGATGAACTTATGGGTGGATATTTATACACTTCTTTAGCATCTGATTGTTTAGAGTTTGATAAAGAATGCAAACGATTACTAACAAACATTAACTATTTTGATGTTTTAAGGTCAGATAGATGTATATCTTCTCATGGTCTAGAACCCAGAACACCATTTTTGGATAGAGCGTTTACTTTATATTATTTATCAATTCCACCCGAAATAAGGTGGAATAAACATGGCGAGAAGCAGGAGAAACATTTAATTAGAAATGCTTTTAGTTCAAAATATTTAAAACAATATGAAAAACAGTTATTGCCTGATGAAATTTTATTCAGAAAAAAAGAAGCATTTAGTGATGGTGTTTCAGAAACAGCAAGATCATTATATTCAATTATGAAAGATTATTGTTATGAACATTTTTTAAAAAATGAATTAGAAAAATATCCTGAAATTGCCATGAATTTAGATACTATGTATAAAACTGCTACTATCTGTGATAAAAAAATGAATAGTTTAAAAGAACATAATTATCCAAAAACAGCAGAAGAATATTACTATAGAAAAACATTTGAAGAATATTACAAAGGTTTAGGTGAAAACATACCCTATTTCTGGATGCCTAAGTACACAAATGCAACAGATTCTAGTGCAAGAACATTAGATATTTATAAAAAAATTAAATAAAAATTATATATTTTTTATATAAGATGTTTGTATTTTCTTATATAAAAGGATTTGTTTTAGGTTCTACTGTTTATACTATAGGGAGAATAGCAGACTGTACAATTGCCTACAGCAGTTATCAAGAATTAAATAATAAAAAACCATTATTATTAGACCAAGGTATAAAAGCATGTGAAATTAATTTAATTTTAGTAGGACCAATTGTTTATACTTTTCTTGACATATTTCTAATTAGTCACAATACAACTTTTTATATTTTACATAGTGTCGGTATTGTTTTTATTCATGGTGTTGGATATTATATTGCTCATCGCCTTATGCATACAAATAAATACTTTTATAATTTTCATACTTTTCATCATAAATTTGATAATGTATTAATACCAAGTATTGGAAACGCAGTGAGTATTCAAGAATTTTTTATTGCTTATTTATTGCCATTTATAGTAGGTGCCATACTATTACAACCATCAGAATTAGCTTTTAATATAGGAATAGGATGCATATCATTTTTTAATTTAGTTATTCATTGCATGGAATTAGAAAAAATAAAATATGCTAATTATTTAGTGTCACCAAAAAAACATATTACGCATCATCATGTGAAGGAAAAACATTATGCGGCACCTATATTGGATTTAGATTACATTTTGGATAACTTAGCTTTTCAAAGAAATCAACCAGTTGAAAATATATTAATTCCAAATGATGAAATAATAGAAAATTGATAAAACTATGTATTGTTTCATTCATATAACAAAATTATGGATATGAATGAAGTAAAAACTCTGGATCTCACGCAGAAAAAAAAACATCCAAATGAATTATTAAAAGAAATAGTTGAATTATCATTTGAAAGAAAACCTGGTAGAGGGATACATAAGAGAGAAGTTGAGTCTTATGTATCTAATTATTATTATACTGAAACACAAAAAGAAATAAGATGCACAAAAGATGATTTATATAAGTTAATGAATGATAAATATGGAAAAAACGAACAAGGCTATTGGAAAAATCTAACATTTAAACATTATGAATAGATATGTTATTTATAAATTACTATTTTTTAATGAAATAAAAAATTGATTTTAGATAACAATATTGAAATAATAATATACAATGGAATTCATTAATGAAACCAAATCTACTGGAGTAAAAGATAAAAAACAAATTATAATAAATGATGATTGCATAATACAAATGAAAAAGATAGAAGCCGATAGTGTTGATATTATTATTTGTGATCCTCCATATAATATTGGTAAAGATTTTGGAAATAATAGTGATAATCAAGATATGGATAAATATCTAACATGGTGTGATGATTGGATTAGAGAATGTATTCGTATTCTAAAACCTGATGGAACCCTGTATATTTATGGTTTCAGTGAAATATTAGCATTTATTAGAGTAAGAATAAATATAAATGTTAGATGGATTATATGGCATTATACAAATAAAGTAACTCCATCACTTAATCATTGGCAAAGAACACATGAAAGTATATTATGTTGTAGTAAAGAAAAACCACATTTTAACCGTGATGATGTAAGAGAACCATATACAGATAGCTTTTTAAAAAATGCTGCAGGAAAAGTTAGGAAAGCGACCAAGGGTAGATTTAGTAACGGAGAAACAGAAACTACATATAATGCTCATGAAAATGGTGCTCTTCCAAGAGATGTTATTAAAATATCTGCTCTTGCTGGTGGTGCAGGTAAAAAAGAAAGAGTTAATCATCCAACTCAAAAACCGTTGGCTTTATGTGAAAAACTAATTAAAGCTTGTAAAAAAGGTGATGACACATTATTAGTTGTTCCCTTTGCAGGTTCAGGTAGTGAATGTGTTGCTGCCAAAAAAGAAAAAATCAACTTTATTGGATTTGAAATAAATGAAGAATATGTAAAATTATGCAATGAACGACTAAGGGATTTGTAAATATTTTACAAGAGAAGACTCATCTTTTATTGGTGAGATTCCTACTATTGATTTTACATTTTTCTTATTTTTGTCTAATAAAATGGGCGTTTTAAATGAGAAAAGGTGTAATAAATTAAAAATCGGCATTAAATTCAAACACATCTCCATCAACTGTTTTATTAGCTAATGCATATTCAGCATTTGTGCGTTCAAAGAAATTAACCTTAGATTCAATGCTAATTAGTTCCATAAAATCAAAAGGATTAGTAGAATTATAAATTTTATCGTATCCTAATTGAAGAACTAAACGGTCAGCTACAAATTCAATATATTGACACATTAACTTAGCATTCATTCCAATCATTCTACAAGGAATAGATTCAGTAATAAACTCTTTCTCAATTTCTACTGCTTCTTGAATAATTTCATAAATTCTTTTTTTATTTAATTTCTTTTGAAGTTTGCTATACAATAATACTGCAAATTCAGTATGTAAAGCTTCATCTCTAGAAATCAACTCATTTGAAAAAGTTAATCCAGGCATTAAACCTCTCTTTTTAATCCAATAAATAGAAGCAAAAGATGAAGAAAAGAAAATTCCTTCAATGGCTGCAAATGCAACAAGTCTTGCTCCAAAACTACTTCTGTTATCATTCAGCCATTTTTTCGCCCAATTAGCTTTCTTAGCAATACAATCATAATTTTGTGTAGCTTCTAATAGCTTTGTTTTTTCATTAGAATCTTGAATATATGTATCTATTAATAAACTATACATTTCAGAGTGAATATTTTCCATTGCAACTTGGAATCCGTAAAACGCTCTTGCTTCCGATACTTGAACATCTCCCATAAATCTCACAGCGAGATTTTCTAATACAACCCCATCAGATGCGGCAAAAAATGCCAACACCATCTTTATAAATTTCTTTTCATCTTCATTAAGCTTTTCCCAGTCTTTTAAGTCTTTGGAAAGGTCTACTTCTTCTGCCCTCCAAAAACAATCAACTTGTCTTTTATACATTTGCCATATATCATCGTGTTCAATTGGAAACATTACATAGCGGTTATCGTCTGGTTTTAACAGCTGCTCTGTGTTTAAGGTTTCACTCATTGATGCCCTAAATAATATACTCTTTAGATTTTAATACCTTTCAATAAAATAATTGTCATTAGTTTAACATACAGATTTTTTTTATATTACAGGTATAACAACGCTTGTTTTTGTTATATAATTAAAAAATATGGTATCCATAACTTTAATTGTTGATTTTATTTTACAATTATATGTTAAAGATGGCCGACCGAGAATCCAACCATTTAGCCGTTCTTTTCGAAGATAACATTGGAAGTGTAAAACAAGAAAGAAGAAAGGGTAGAAGAGGTAGAAAAATGAATGAAAAAGAGATTTTTTATGAATATCGTGAAGAAATAGAAAATGAAAAATCATTAAAAAATCAAAAAAAGTTATATGATAATTATCAATATCTTTCAATTAATGAAAAGAAAACTATAGAAGATAAATATACTTCACCAAAAAATAGTAGTCAAGAAGAATATGTTCGTAAATTAAAAATCAAACAAAGAAAAATAATTGTTGCTACCGGACCTGCTGGCACTGGTAAAACATTATTTGCTACTGAATTTGGAATAAAAAACTTTTTCATGAATAATGTTGAAAAAATTATTTTCACTCGTCCTTCTGTTTCTGTTGATGAAGATCTAGGTTATTTACCTGGAACACTCGAAGAGAAAATGGCGCCATGGGTTCGTCCAATTTATGATATATTATATAGATTTATTCACCCTAAGGAAGTAACACAATTATTAGAAGATAAAACAATAGAAATCGCTCCATTAGGATACATGAGAGGTAGAACTTTTAAAAATGCTTGGATTATTGCCGATGAAATGCAAAACTCTACTGTTGCTCAAATGAAAATGTTATTAACAAGATTGGGAGAAAACAGTCGTTTAGTTATTACTGGAGATTTAGACCAACATGACAGAAAAGAAGGAATCAATGGATTAGAGGACTTTTTAGATAAATTTAAAGGTAAGCGTTCTTCTAGTATAACAAGTATTGAATTTCAAAGAGATGATATTCAAAGAGAGGAGGTTGTAAAAGAAGTATTAGATATTTATAGTACTGAAAAGGACCCATCTTTTTTATATTATGATGAATTAGTTGATGAAGTTTAAGAATATTTTCCCTTTATACTCTATAATGAAAGTTTTGAATCAAATTTCCAAAGGAGGAAAAATGCTTAAACCATTACTTAGAAGCAAAGTTTTACTTTATTTCTTATCTATTGTATCCATTTTAAATATTTTATTTTTTGGATATCTTAAAGATTATCAATCTGTATTTGCCTTTATTATTATTGCCTTGTTAATGTCCTTTTTTAGCAAAAATATGATTATCATTCTTTTTGTCGCTATTGCTCTTTCTAATTTAATCAAGTTTGCTTTACATAAACGATTTGAAGGATTAGAAAATATGGAAGAAGACAAAGAAAATATGGAAGAAGACAAAAAAAAAAATATGGAAGATATGGATGAAGATGAATTAGGAGTTGAATTTGATGAAAATGAGAAAGAAGAATTAGACGAAGCAAAGAAAGAAGAAAAAAAAGCACTTTACAATGACCTTAAAAACGATATGGTTGAATTTGAAGAATTGCAAAGAAATATCATGAATAATATGAAGGAAATAGACCCTTTATTAACTAAAGCTGAAACATTTGTTGAAAAATTTGAAGGATATAAAAAGAAATTAAATTAATTTAAATCTAATAAGAATTATATTTGTATACTTTAAATATAATTTACAAAATGAATAATAGAATTAAATTTATAAAAACACAAAAAGAATCATTTAATAATAATGTTAATTATATTAATGTGAATACGGAAGAAGATTTATTAGATGAAGAACATGAACATATAACAGATTATAATTTAAGAGAAAATTTTAAAGAAGGTAAGAAGAGAAAGAGAAGGAGAAAGAAGAAATTCAATTTTAAAAAAGCTGTAAAAAAAACAGTAAAAAGTGTATCAAATGTTGTTAATACAGTATCAAAAGGATTTTCGTCTTTAGGTGATGCTATGAAAGGTGTAAATTTAAGAAAGGTTATTGTTGACCCTGTTAAAAGAGAATTCGATTCCATCTTTGATGATGTTAATAATGTATTTAAAAATATAGGAAATGACATTAATGGTATAGCTAAAAAAACAGGAGAAACTTTCGAAAAATCTACCAATACATTGAGAGATGTAATAAAAGAAGAAATATTAAAGACTTTCGACCCTACTGCTGGTATAGACGCAGTTATAAAAGAATTTAATAATATGGTCAAATTTTTCAACACTGTTCCAAGAAGGATAAATCATGTTTTTGGTGGAATAGGAGGCATATTTTATGGAATTGGTATTACTATTGAAGGAATTGGAAAAAGTATTGGTTTAGGATTTTATGAAATCGGACTTTTATTTGCTTATATTGGTGAATTTATTACAACTTATTTAGAATGTATTGTAAAAATGCTTGTTAATCTTTGGAGTTGTTTTTTTTATTATATAGTAGAAATGTTTTTACAAATATTATATTTACCAGTTAGAATCATGTTATGGTGTTCAAAACATATTTTTGGTCAGGACCTTTACGATAGAGAAAAACAAGCTTTTGATGGACTTTATGATATGAGTTATTTAATGTATAAATACACAGGGTATCATTTTATGTATTGGCCAAAACCTATTAGAGAACGTTGTTTTGTATGTGTTAGATTAAAAACTTCTACTGTTGCAAGAAAAGCAAAAGAAGTAGATGAAAAATTTTCAAAAGACATACCAGGATATATCAAAAAAGGACAAACCACAATTGACCGTGGTACAATGGAACTTCTAAAAGCTGGAAATTAATTACTATTATAATATTTATTTGTATTTATATTATAACATTACTATGAAAAATAAAGAACCTATGATAGAAGGATTTGATTGGGGTAAAGCAACTAGACCATTAAAAGACATTGGAAAAAATATTGCAAAAGGACTAAAAGATACTGGTGATAAAATTAAAAAAGGATATGAAGATACAAATGAAGAAGTAAATAAAACAGCTAAAAACGTCAACGAAAAAGCTACAAAAGCTATTGATGATGCATTAAAATCTGCAGCGAAGCCCATGAAAGGCATTGAAAAAACGATTAGCGATTTTTTTAATTATGTTGATACATTTAATAAAACTTTGGGTCCACGTTTTAACAATGTTTTTTCAGGTATTGAAGTTATTTTTGTGGATGGAATAAAAGGTGAAATACAGACATTAACAGATAGTATTGGTTCTGGATTTAAAACTATGGGTTGGTTATTTGCTGGTTCGGGTGAATTGGTAAGAACTTATATAATGTGTGGTATCAAATTTATAAAAAATATATATTTTTGCATTTTTTTCTACATTTTTCAAATTTTATTCTACATCATTTATTTACCTGTATGGTTAGTCATGTGGAGTTTGAAAAAATTTGTTGGCATTGATGTATTTTGGATAGAAACAAGAACATGGGATGGACTTAGAATTGTAGATGGTTATACATGGCATTGGTTAGGATTTCATATTATTTATTGGCCTAAAAATGTTAGAGAAAGATGTTTTACCTGCGTTAGATTAAAAAAGAGCGTTGTTAATAATATTGGTGCAGCTGTTGATTATAATTTCAATGAAAGAATAAGTAAGGCTTCTGGAACGAAAATGAAATGGGCAGAACGAGTTTCTGCGGCACATATGAAAGAAGCCGTTAAATGGCCAGATGTTGACGACCCTAAAAAAGTAAGAAGAAAAATTTCAAAGTATAAAGAACCTCCTATGGATCCTGAAATTAAAGCTCTATTTGATAAATACGATTAAAAATAAAATATCAATTTAAATATATAATGCCTAAGAAATGTCCTCCTGGAGTCATATGTTTTGAAAATATTACATTAGTTTCTATATTAATTGTTTTGGGAATTGTTTTGTATTTCATTTATTTATATTTAATTAAACCCGCTATTTTAGAAGACCCAAATAAATTTTTCATTTTTAATTCTCCTGCTAGAATGAACCCTCTAGCTTCCATTTCTGCTCGTCATGACCCATTTAATGACCCATACAGTCCTCCATTAAAACAAAATGGGTATTATCATCCTAGAGATTCTTCTGATGTTCGTGGAATTCCTGTTAATGTTTCTACACGAGGTGTTGAACAAAGCTTTCAACAAATGGGAATATTAACCAGAATGAACGGAACTGAATTAATATTACCTCTTATGGGAAGAAGAAGCGTCACTGGAAGAGATAAATTTGAATATTACGCTATTTCCAATACAGGAAGTGTAAATACAAAATTACCTATTAGTGTTAATGGTAAAAGCTGTTCCAGAGAATATGGTTGCGAAGATATTAGTAATGGTGACAGTGTATTTGTGCAAGGATACAATGATGCATTTCAAGTAACTATGTATGAAAATGATACCTTTAGATATATTCCATACTTGTAAAAAAATTGATCTTTAAACATATTATTAATACTGTATAATATGTTTTCATACTTTTTCCCCAAATCTACTAGCAAAGTTAAGGACCAATTTCAAAAAGATCTTCACTCTAGAGAATCATGGAAATCTGAGAGATCTAATTTTTCAAGTAATCAAAACATAAAAATTTACCCTATAAAAGAAAATTGTTCTTTCTGTCATTTTTATGGAGTTTGTAGTAATTGTAATTTAAGAAATAAAAAATGAATTTAAGCAATAAGAAAATATAATCGTTATATATAATGTCATTTTTTTATCCCAATGAAAGTAAATTTATAGAAGGGAAAATAGATTTTAATTATCCAGAAAAAAGTATTAATAAAAGAGATATTTCAGAAAAATTAAATTATCAACAAACAATGAGAAAACCAAATCAATATGTTGAAATTGAAGGTGAACTCATTGATATAAAAGATAAATATTATGAAATTCAATACACTGATAGAGAATTTCAATTTCAAGATCTAAAAATGAAATCTGGTAATTTTCATACTAAAAAAATGTATGTCTATGGTCTTCTTCATCATAATATATCTCAATATTCAAATAAAAATATTGTTGGTGAAATCGTAATTGAACACGAAAATTTAAGCCCTAGAAAAAGTAATGTTTATACTTGTTTTTTACTTCAAAACAACGAAACAAATGTTGAAAACTCAATGGATAAACTTCTTCAATTAATTAAAAATAAAGACAAAAATACTTCTACATTTGAAGAAAAAGTTGTTTTAAATGATGATATTCCACAACAAAAAGAGGTTATTTATTACGAGTCTAATAATCCTGGAAGAAAGAAACATATCTATATTTTCTTAGAGCCTATATCTGTGAATCAAGATTCTGCTGATTTTTTAAATACTTTAACTTACAAAACTCAATTATTTGAGACAAATGCACCAATGGATAAAAAATTCTTTTCCGTAGATTTTACACCTAAAACTAGTAAAGAGGGTTTTGCTTCTATGTTTTCTTCTGTTCGTGAAGGATATGATGGTTATTATTTAGATTGTAAGCCTGCAGGAGAATCTGAAGCAACTACACCTGGATATGTTGCTCCTATTTCTAGTGAATTTACAAAATCAAAAGGAACAGTTGATGGACTTACCATTCTTGTTGATTTATTGTTGTTTTTCATACTTGTCATTACAGTATTCTTTTGTGCTCCAAGTCTTTATAAATACTTATTAATTAATCCTATTGTAAATTCATTTGGAAGTAGTAATCCTGATATTTATAGAGCGATTGCTGGACTTGATATGTGGGTTCTTTTATTAAATGTATTTGTTTTTATTTTATTTTTAATTGGAGCAGCCTACAAAATGAATTCTTTTTTTATTTTTGGTATTAGTTGGTTACTTATTACTTTCTTTTCAGTTCTTACTATTATGATAAGTAAAGGGAAAAAACCATTTTGGTCTTTTAATAATATTGAAATAGAACCTCCTGTAAATGATGAGCATAATGCAAGTAATTTATTAGCCGTAATTGCAAACTTATTAAGTGATGGTGACTTGATTAAAGAAGCAGACAACATAATGGGCGTCCCTCCTTTCTGGTTTTCAATATTAATTTGTTTAGTAATCTTATTTATTATTATTACTCCAGTATCCATTACACAGAATCTGACAGGTGCTCAAATTGCTATAGCTACATTTTTAGGTATTGCTTTTTCATTTTTGATAGCCACGCCCGTTAGAACTATTTTCACTAAAGGCGCTACTGAATCAAAATAATCTTAACTGATAAATTATAATATTTTATTATAATTTATATTTAAACCTTAGAAGCACTTCCAACATCTTCTGCTACAGGTTGGAAAGAACTTGAAAAAAATTTAATAGGTTCGCTGTGTCCTACAGGAGCCATTTTATCAACAACTTCTTCTTCAAGTGTGCTTTTCTTTTCGGGATTCATATTTTTCATTTTCTTATCTTTTTTATGTTGTTCTTCTGTATGTTCCATAATGGTAACAGGTTTATTTGTTACATTACAGCTTCTCTTGATAAGCTCAAAAGCGACAAATATAAATAAGATAGCAATCAAAGGATGAGACTTAAAGAATAAAATGGCTGCAATAACAAAGATAGCCAACATACCTAAAGATGAATCAATGCAAAATGCAAGCATCTCAGGAGTTTCAATAGGTAATAATAAGTAAAGAATAAATACTCCTACAATTATCATTTCAATAGTGGTCATTTTTCCCATGGGAATTTTCTTCAAAAGTTTTTGAATCTCCATTTATAAAATAAGTATATATATTTCTTGCTAATGAAAAATTGAAATATGCTAAATAATTTATACTATTTTAATAACTATGAAGAAACATAATAAATCACCTACTAAGAAAGAAGAGAGATTCGTAATTACAAATGATTATAAAGAAAATATACGAACTAATTCATATTTAGGTAAAAAGGGTTATACTATTCCCAAAAATGCATTGCATGAAAAAGATTATGAAACTTTGAAGAAAGAATTGTTTGTTAAACCTATTATATTTAATATGAATTACGGCGGAAAAGACGCAGCAGAAACACAATCGTTTCCTGTATATCGTGAATCAGGTAAAAAAATATATATTCCTCGTTTTTACGGAATAGATAGATACGGTGTTCCAAAAGATGAGAAATTACAAACTGGTGATGATATATGTGTTCATTTTGATAAACAATTGAGAGATTATCAAGAACATATTGTGGGAGTTTATATGAACTATGTTAATTCTAATCTTACTGAAAATAGCACCACAAAAGGTAATGGCGGCATATTAGAGGTTCCTTGTGGTCGTGGAAAGACAATCATGGCGTTAAATATTATATCAAAATTACAAAAGAAGACACTGATTATCGTGCATAAAGAATTTTTGATGAATCAATGGATTGAGCGTATTAATGAATTTTTACCAGGTGCAAAAATAGGAAAGATACAAGGACCAGAATTCAATATAGAAGACAAAGACATAGTGATAGGAATGATACAAACTATATATGATAAAATTTATGATGACGATGCATTTTCCAGTTTTGGATTAACTATTATAGATGAGGTTCATCGTATAGGAAGTGAGCAATTTTCACGCACTCTTTTTAAAACAATTACTCCATATATGCTTGGTATTTCAGCAACTGTAGAAAGAAAAGATAAATTAACTAAAATTTTATATATGTTTATAGGTAAAAAAATATATGAGGAAAAAAGAGAAGACGATGAAGAAGTGCAGGTTCGTTCATTATTTTATAATGTTCAAGACCAAGATTTTAATGAAACATTATTGGATTATCGTGGAAATACCAAATTTAGTTCTATGATAACCAAATTGAGTAATTATAACCGTCGTAGTGATTTCATAATGAAAGTATTAAGCGATTTACGAAAAGAAAATGAACAAAAACAAATTATGATATTAGCCCATAATAGGAGTTTATTAACCTATTTCTATGAGTATATTACACATCATGATATTGGAACAACCGGTTATTATGTAGGAGGAATGAAACAAGAAAAACTCCAGGAAACTGAAACAAAAGATATTGTTCTAGCAACCTACGCAATGGCTGCTGAAGCATTAGATATTAAAACGCTTTCAACCTTAATTATGGCTTCTCCAAAAACAGATATTACGCAATCAGTTGGAAGAATTTTGAGGACAAAACATCAAAGTCCAATTATTGTTGATATTGTGGATCCTCATGATATATTTCAAAAACAATGGTTACAACGAAAAAGATTTTATAAAAAATGTAATTATAAAATATTTGAAATAAATTCTAATAAATATGAGGGTATGAAAATGGACACATGGAAAATAACATATACTCCAAAAGTTAGTAATATTAATGAAAAAGAAACTGAAGAACAGGAAGAACCTGAAGAAGCACCAAAAAAATGTATGTTAGATGCTAGTGTATTTGATTAAACCAATATATTATCCAATTCATCAATATGACCATTTTCTTTAAACCAATACACTTTTTTACCATCATTTCCTTCTAGAGCTTTCAATTTATTTTTCTTTTTAGATGCATTATTATAAATAAACCAAATAAATGTATCTTCCATCCATTTTTCGTTGTGAAATACACCTACTAACCAAGGACACAGACAAAATAAGTATTTCCATTTCTTTTTTAATTCTCCACTTTTCATTTCATCTTCAAAAATTGCGTCTATTTCAGAATAGGATATAGATAAAGATACTGCAGATTCAAATATAAATGAAATTATTTCATCACATCTCTTTTTTAATTTATTAAATTTTGCAATTTCATCATATATAATTTTTTTACTGGTTACATCTAAATTTGGACGAAATAAGAGTATATTATGACATTCTAAAATACAGGCTTCACAATATTTCAATTTATTTTTGTATATCCATAATTTAATCACTAATATTAATCTATAATCTTCAATCATTTTAATCCATGAAAATACATTTGCATTATAAATAACTGGATAACGATTTCTAATTGCTTTCGGCACTTCAAATTGATTTGTTTCCTTAATATCTTTTATTTTTTCTTGCACATTTTCTATTTCTTGCTTAATTTCTTTCAATAAATTCTCTACAATATTAGTTTCATGAGAATTCAGCTCAATCCTTGCAAAATCACCTTCTCTATCTATTGCTTTACTTCCACTTGACAAAAATCTTTCTATTTCCGCTTTTCTATTATTTTTTTGCTCATTATATTCTTTTTTCTTGTCTTTTTTTTCATTTTTTTTAAGTTCTAATTTTTTCTCTTTTTCTTCTTTTTGTTGAATCAAAAAATCTCTATTATTTATATCATCTCCTTCTTGCAGCTCTTTAATTATATCTTTCAATTCTATATCTATTTTATCAATATCTTTGTCTATTTCTTCTTCTTGTTTTTTGAATGTTAATTTCATGTTCTCAATTTTAGTTTTAATATTGTCAATATCATCATCATTCTTTTTCAATACTTTTAACTTAGCTTCCAATAATTTTTTATCTTCTATTTGAGTTCTTGAAGCAAAATGAAAACTTGCTTCACTAAATAATAATACTCTTCCTGAAAAAAACATAATATGACTTTGAAGTTTATCATATTGATGTGCAGATATTTTATGTGCTTCTGATGCTGCGTCTAACTTTAAATAATTAATAACTGATAATAAAAAAGCACTAAAAGCTGTTATACAAGATATTATAAAAGGTGCATTTGGAATTCTGTTTTCAGCACCACTTATAACTGAAGCACTAGCTGATATAATGATTGTTGGGATCATCAAATAATTTAACCAAGTTGAGGTGTAATAACTTGATTCTGTATAAATCATTTTTTGTGAATTTAAAAAACTAGAAATTATATCTAAATGAGTAGAACTCATAGACACTAAATTATTAGAAACCATATCTTTTCTAGCAGAATCAAAATCATATTTTTTTAAATTTCTTAATTTAATAGTTAATAATGAAATTAATTCTTCTTTCGTAATTTGCACACATTCTAAATTTGGTTTCACCTCTTCTGTTTCTGCGGAACCACTGCTACTTGTATCTGTTACTTCTTTATGTATTTTATCATTTTCTGATATTTTTTCTTCATTAATATCATGTTGTGTTTTCAATATTCCACTAAATGACTTTTTTAGTATACTCGTAAATGGTTTATTTTTACTACTACTATTTAATTCATCTTTTTCCGATGGTCTTTTATAAATTGTTGAAGATAACTTAGGAGAGTGATATACATTTTCATTAAGACTTCGTTTTGCATCATTAATAAAAGTTGAATTTACTGTATTTACTGATTCTACTTCAGAATCGTAATCTGAAAATTCATTTCCTTCAATTGGAATTTCATCATAAATACCATCCATTCTATCTTCTATAGACATTCTTACATTATTTTGACTCATATCTTTGATATCTTTGATATTTTCTAACTCTACAAACTCATTTCCGGAACTATCTATATTTGTCATTAAAAAAAATATAGATATTTAAATTGTAATTCTTACTTAAAAAGTTTCATTATTTTCTTTAAAACACCTGTCTTTTTAGTCTTTCTTTTTGCTGTTTTGGCTTTCTTGGCTTTTTTAGCCTTCTTAGCCTTTTTCTTCATTGTTTTTTTCTTTTTTCCTCCTTCATACTTGTGGGTTTCACCACCAACATTAACTGGCTTTTCATCAGGAAGAGCCATTTTAGTCTCGTTCAATTCGCTAAAATTCATTTATATACTATAATTATATTTTATTGATAATAATCAGATACCAATTTATTGATATGAACTATTTTTTCATATTTATTTGCCACTCTTACTGGAATCCATTTCTTAAATTTTCTATTAAAAACACATTCCATTGGGACCGATTTTTTTAAATCTACGAATTTATCAACATTTACATTTTCAAAATCTTCTTCATCTTCACTTTCTTCAATATAATCCAGATTTTCATTTTCTCTTATATTTCTAAACAACCTATTCATAAATACACTTTTCTCATAATTTGGAATATACGCTATATTGTAATAAACACTACTACTATTTCTTCCGAACGCATATAACCTATAAATATCAAATTCAATGTCTGCAAATACCATAAACACAGCTGTATAATTATATTGTGTTCTTTTAAAATCACAAGTATATGTTCTATACACTTTCGTATTTTCTATTTTTTCTTTTATTACATTTGCTGTTATTTTTTGATTTAATGGTATATTGATAAACGGTAGGCATTCATTTAAAGAACGATACTGAATATGATGTATTTCATATTTTATTTTTTCAGAAATATCTTTTGTTATTTTATTTGTTATTTCACTTTGTTGATTTTTCCACATATTTGGTAAATAAAATTGTAATTCTTTTTTATTATATCTCAACTCGTTTGATTTTTCTACGATTTCTTTCAAAATATACAACTTTTCATTACACAATAATTTTTTTAAATTAATACCTTGATAATAATATACATCTTCGCAAATAAAGACATTTGTATCTTCTAATAATGTTCCATATAGTACTGTTCCTAGCGAAAATTTATAATTTCCACTATTACTTATGCATGTTCCTTTTACTATTTCTTTTTGCTTACTTATTTCTAATAAATAACATACATCTAAATTGCGATGAAATGTGTGCCATATAAAGTATTTTTTACCGCTTGGTATAGCCATACACAAATCATAATTTACACAAACTTTCTTATGTTGAATCGTTTCATAGGAAAGTTCAAATTCAGGGAACTTTTTTAATGATTCACTTAGTTGATATGATGTCAAGTCCATAGTTACTAATATCTACTTCTTTTTATATATTTATTATTTATCAATTTTTAATGTCCTTATATATAAATGAAACTTATTCCGATTTATAAATTAATAAAAAAAATTATATTTTACATTAAAGTTATAAAAATGATTAAAATCTTTTTCTTCGTTTGTTTATTCCTTATTTTAGGTATTTTCTTATTTTATTACTTTAGAAACAGAAAAGAAGGCATGAATGAACGACGCACAGCAATTATTATTGAACCAAGAGAACATAAAGCACTTCCCTTTGTTTTAAAAAACTTTTGTAAAAATTTAGATGATAATTGGGATATTGTTATTGTTCATGGAACTAATAATGAAATTTTTGTTAAAAATATTATTACAAATGACATAAAAAATAATAATCATAATATAGAATTTGTTAATTTAGGCGTTGAAAATTTAACTATTGAAGAATATAATGTATTATTAACAACACCTAGTTTTTATGATAATATTAAAACCGAAACTTTCCTTATTTTTCAAACAGATTCAATGATATGTGAGGATTATAAACACAATATTAATGAATTTTTAGAATATGATTATGTAGGAGCACCTAATAAAGAATGGGTAGGAAATGGAGGTCTTTCATTAAGAAAAAAAAGTAAAATGTTAGATGTTATAAAAAATTTTAAACGAAAAGATGGACAACATGAAGATCAGTATTTTACTGAAAAAGAACATAATTTAAAAATACCAGATATAACAACAGCAAATAAGTTTTCTAATGAAGGAATTTATAGTGATGAAAGTTTTGGTGTGCATAAACCATGGTGGTATTTAAATGAAGAAGAAATAAATAAAAAAGAACACAAATGTAAAGGATTAAAGCAACTAATTGAATTAAATAAATAAATAATAATAATATCACAATTATTTATAAATGAATAATTTTGATATTAATAATTTTGATATTAATAAATTCAAAAATAAAGAGTCAGATTTATATGAAGAGTATAAACTACCTAATGCAGCTAATGAAGATATTTCATATAAAAGAAACAAAAAACAACAACAACCTATTATTTTTGATAATGAAGATTTCACAGACCTAGATACCTTTTTTTTTAGTTATTTATATTTAGAAGGTGTTCATTTTAAACAATGTGTTTTTGGTAAATTAGAATCAGAAAATACTATTTTTCACAATTGTAGTTTTGAAGATTGCAATTTTACAACTAACGAAGTATTAATTCAGGATTCTACATTTCGTGAGAAATGTTTATTTACAAATGTGCATAATATAACCTTTCGTAATGTATTATTTGAAACAGCTATATTTGTTGCATATATAGCTTCATGTTCTTTTCATGACTGTAATTTTTTAAGTTGTAATTATGAAACTTTAAGTGTAATTGAAGATTCAAATTTTCACGGCACAGCAATACAAGATTCCTCGGATGAATCTATATATGCATTTAAAGATATTGCATTTATTAAAACTTATTTTGATTTCTGTAGTTTTGAAAATCTAATATTTATTGATACAAGATTTATTGATTCATCGATAACACATTCTGATTTCAATTATGTTGTATTTCAAAGTTCTGAAGAATATAAAAAATCTATTATTAAAATGACAGATACCAATGAAAACAGATTACTAGATTACTCAAATAATAGATTTAATCGCTGTGATTTACGGCATATTGATGTTAATCATGCTAATTTTGAAAATTCTTTATTTCAACATACTAAAATGCCTTTAGTTCTTAACTATTGTAACTTTCAAACTTGTATATTTACACATTCCATGTTTAGTGATGGCCGACCAGTCCCTAGAGAATTTAATTTTGATTATGAACAGACTAGTTTTTATCATGCTGTAAGTTTTATGGATTCAGTTTTTCAAGGAGTATCATTTACAAGAAATGATATGTCAAGAGTAAATTTTAGAAATGTTCGTTACGAAGGAACAATATTTTTTCACGATGGATTAATTGTTAAAGGATTATTCGGAGTTCCAAATGATTTAGTAACGAGAAATATAAAATTTGAAAATTATAAGCTTGTTGATTGTAAATTTGCAAATGAGATACAAAATCTAATTTTTATAAATAGCGATATACAACATAATGTATTTTATAATAATACTGAGTTTAACCAAGCAAATTATAGAAGAATAAATAATATTTATTTACGAGATACACAAGAACCTGACGAAAATTATGTTATTAATGATGTGAATGTTCCAGAATTAGATTATGTAGATGAAGAAGAAGAATACGGACTTCAGATTGAAGCTCAAAAACAAAGAGTTAAAAATGTTATTGAGCGTGCAATTGATGTTGAATATGAAATTCCTGAAAGTAATTCTGTTCCTAATAATAATTTTTTTCCTCAAGACAATGATGAAACTGTTAAAATTTTTGATATTATTGAAGGTGAAATCAATTTAGATGAAGGCTTTATAACAAATTTTAAAACAGAATACCCTAACCACAAAATAATAATTAAAAAACAAAAGAATAACTGGTATCCACATTTGATTGATATGGAAAAAATTACTGCATTTCTTCAGGAGGTAACAAATGAGGAAATAAATGAGGAAATAAATGAGGAAATAAATGAGGAAATAATTGAATCTTATTATTTATCTTTATCTAATATTATTTTTATTTGTGATGATGAACAAAATGAAGAACCAAGTGAAGAAGAATTAGGTAAATATTTATCTCAAACTGCCTATATGAATATGAAATATTTTGGAATTCAAGGATTATTAATTCCATTAACAGATATATTTGCTTTAATTAATCCACAAAATAGAGAGAAACAAATATTTATAGTAGAAAATATTCAATTTGAAGAAGAAAAAAAAGGGTTGTTATCATTAGCTTATGCAGTTAGTTATTCAGGTGCTAAATGCATAGATAAAGAAAATATTACAGTTGGAGAATTACATTATTTTCATATGTGGAAAGAAATGCTTAGAACATTAACTACACCTATAAGTAGTCGTGCTCCATCTGCTCTTTCATCAACAGCTCATAATGATACATTTATTCCAATAAATAATAATCAAGGTGTTGATGTTAATTATAGTGCTGATAAAGAAGATAATAAAGATGAAATAGATAGCGAAATAAGTGAAGAAGACGAATTAGTTAATATTCATAAAAGAAAAGATAACAAACAACAATCACCCAGATATAAAAGTAAAAGAAGAAGAACAGGTGGAAAAACAAAAAAAAGAATTAATAAACAAAAAAATAAAAAAACAAAGAAACAAAAAATAAAAAAACAAAGAAACAAAAAACAAAAAAAATAATAATCTAAAATTTACATTATTATTTTTATAAATCCATAAACTCACTTAAGTCTTGTTCTAAATTTACTTTCATTTCATCTGTAAATTCTTCTTTTTTATTAACAGGATTAGTTTTCATATCTTCTATCAGTTTATTATATTTACTTATTTGTCCATTTACCATATCTTTCTTCTTTTTTGTGCTAAATTTATTGATTATATAATTCCATATACAATGAAAAATATATATTACTAAAATTGATACCAAAATATTGCTTACCAAATATCCAATGAGACCCATTATATCTTAATTAGAAAAACGATTTTGTAATTAAACTTACAAATAATAATTAAAAGAATATAAATAGAAATTGGCCTACATCTATTATGACTGAGGTGATTGTTGTTGAGAAAACTGGTAATTTAAAAAGTGTAAATGTGAAAAAATTTAAACAAGATGAATTTTATAAACTTGCTGGATTTAAAAATAATAATAAAGAAGATTTTAAATTTCAAACTAAATGGGAAACTGAAATAAATAAAAAGAAATATAATATTTCCGTTTATGGAAAGACTGATGGACGAGCTAATCAAGAAAACAAGTATGATTTCCCTCCACCTATTGACAATACACTCTTTTTTGGAGGTGTTTTATTGATTAATAAAAAAGGCGACTCATATGTTTCATTATCTTTAACTGAATGGAAAGCTGTTTATGAAAATCTATTTGGTGGATTTGAAGACCTAAATAGTGATGACGAAGAAGAAGACGAAGATGAAGACGAAGATGAAGACGAAGACCTTGACAAAACTGCAACTGGATACGCTAAAGATGGATTTGTTGTAGAAGATGAAGATGAAGACGATGAGTTAGAAGAAGATGATGAAGATGAAGATGAAATTGAGGATTATGATGATGAACTAGAAGATGAAATTGATGAAGACGATGATATCATTGAAGAAAAACCTAAAAAAGAAAAAGGTGTGCGAAGGTCGTCAAGACTAAAAAATAAATCTACTGAAAATATTTTTACATTTAATGATGAAGAAACTGATGAATTTGACTGTACTAGTGAATTAAAAGAAGAGGAATATTTTGTATAAAAAATTGATTTAAATATAAAAATGTGTTATAAGTAAATCATGTATAAGATTAATAACCCTGACACATTCAGAAAAAATATTAGAAAAAAACTAACTGAGTTTGAGTTAGATGAAAAAATTGCTGGAAACCTAGAGATTGGTATTTTTAATTTTGCAATTAAAGAATCTACAAAAAATAAAATCATCAAAAAATGGGAAAATCCTCTATTTGTTCAAATTTATAGAGACCGATTTTATTCTATTTATACTAATATTAAAAAAACTGATTTGATACAAAGAATTCGTTCCAATGAAATTACACCACAGTCAGTTGCTTTTATGGACCATCAAGAAATGAATCCAGCACATTGGAAAACATTAATTGACAAAAAGATGAAAAGAGATACTCATCTTCTAGATAAAAAGGTCCAAGCATCTACGGATATGTTCACATGTCGTAAATGTAAATCTAAGAATTGTACTTTTTATGAATTACAAACTAGAAGTGCAGATGAACCTGCTACTATTTTCGTTACATGTCTAGACTGTGGAAAAAATTGGCGATCTTAACATATAAAAATCCTAATATAAAACAGGTTATCAAAAAATAATGAAGCTGTTCTTTAAATAAATGGATTGTATTATACGGTCTAAATTCATCAGGGTCTAAATGTATTTCTTTACGCATAAATATTTCAAACATAAAATTGCATAAATTTTTTTTTAATACTTTTATTTTTTTAATTGGACTCCTGCACATAAAGCATTTTAATTGATTATTAGAATTTGATAACTTAAAAAAACAATTAAAACATGTCTCATGAAAACAATCAAATACGACTCTATTTTCTTTAAACTTTTCATAACATAAAGGACATTCCTGTAAATTATATTTTATATCTTCTTCTTTTATTCCAAATACTTTAAAAACTTCATTTGTTATATTTCTTTCTTCCATATGATTAAAATATGATAATAAATTTATTTACTTATTTATTATCATAATAACTGGAATATATTAAATAAAGAAATAGAATTGGTATTATATATCTAAATGCTCTATTTCTCCTTTCAACATAATTTACGCCATCATCTACTGAAGAATCTTCATTATATATATTTTGAAATTCTTCTAATATGCAATTCAATATAAACATATTCTCTTTTGATAAATGTATTGCATTTATTTTTTGTCTACACATGAAACATTGTAGTTGTGATTCCTTTTTTTTTAATACATAAAAAAAATATGTTTTAAAACATTCAAAACAACATTCATGACCACAATTCAAACATACTTTATTTATTATATCGACCTCATAACATATTGGACATTCATCCAATTCTATTGTATCTATCAATTTTAATTCATTCATATTTATATTCATTAATAATTTTAACGTAATTATATTAATACAATATTTCTAAATCTTCTACTTTCCAATATTCACAAGCTCCATTTGTTATTGGTCTTTTAATTATGAATGGTAATTTCTTTTCGTTTAACTCTTTTTCTGCAATCAGATATCCATCTAATATTGAAGGATCTACATTTACAAATGGCTTGCCTCCTGCATTTAATTGCATTGCCCTTTCCCCTAATATTCTTGCTTTCTCATATTTTGTTAAAAACGGAATTGTCTTATGAAAAGGATCCACTATCATATTTTCTTCATTTCTTACCACCTTACTTAGAGTTTCTATTTCTTCTGTTTTATGTTGTAACAATTCTGGATGATGACTGCTTACTATATCTGTTTGCATTGAACTATCTAATTTTTGTAAATAATCTTCTTCTAAATCTGAATCATCATCTTCTTCATCATACATATCACCTAACATTTCATCTTCAAATCTTTTTATTTGCTCATCTTCCAAATTTACCTCATCTTCTTCATCATCATCTTCAACTGTTTCCTCTATATCTTCATCATTTCCTTCTATATCTGATTCTACATCAGAGTCTCCTACATTGGTTTCCTCTTCATTTTCAGACATATCTAGTTCATCATTATTAACCACACCTTCACCCTCCTCGTCTAGTTCTAAAGTTATATTTTGCTTACTCATTTAAATATATATATATTAATATTTATATACTTATAAATCAATTTTTTAAATTGTATTCTCATTTGTCTTCCATGTAAAATCACAACTATTGCATAAATACACATATTTCAAATCTTTATCATTTACACGAATATAAATTATTTCTGGGTTCTTATCACCATTGTCTTGTTCATTTGTTTTGCATTCTTCATTCGGACACTTCAAATTATATAATCTTGGTAAAGTTGGATCTAATTTTGTGTACTCATTTATCACTTGATTACCACCTATATTCTCTTGCTTATTTTCCTTAATTATACTAATCCCTTCATTATTAACTAAAGTATCAACATTTTTACAAAACCGACAATAAAACTCCAAATTATTGGAATTCTTTTCACTAATTTTAATGTAGTACATATTATCGCATTCCGAACAAAACTTCATATTATATATTAACTAAATACTTTTTTATACTGTTTATGCTTTTAATTTTATAATCAATTTTTTATAATAAGCAAAAAATTGATTAACTATAAATATATTAAATATAGCACTATAGTATACTCAATGCCTCCTAAGAAGGTAATATCCAATCCTATTAACACAAATTCTATTAAACCCAGTAATGCTGGTAATTTAAAAGACTTTTTAGCAAATTTTGTTTATGATAAAAATATTCACCACAATGGATATACTAACACCAGAATTGGAGATAGAAAATTAAAAATATATGGCGGCACATGGAATATACCTGATGATAAATATAATGAATTTTTAAATCTATACTATAATGAAGTCATTCTTAAAAAGAAAAAAGAATATTATACAGAGAAGCAATTCCCTGACGAAGGTCCCATTGCTATTGACCTTGATTTTAGACATGACTTATCCGTTGATGAACGACAATACGATATTAATCATATTATTAACTTTATTGATACCTATATCGGTAAAATTGAACAATTACATCATCTTCATGACGAAGATGTATCTATTCCTATTTATGTATTTGAAAAACCAAAAGTTAATCAAGTTAAGGAAAAAAATGTTACCAAAGATGGTATTCATATTATTATTGGAATGAATTGTAACTGCCTTGTTAAGCAAATCTTGAGAAATACAATGTTAGAAGAAATGAGCTCGGTTTTTCATGATATTCCAATGCTTGATGACTGGTCTTGGGATAGTGTTTTTGATGAAGGCGTTTCTAACGGAACCACTGGTTGGCAACTTTTCGGTTCTAGAAAACCTGGAAACGATAAATATGAATTAACTCATATCTTTAATTTGACTGTTGATGTTGAAAATAAAGAATTTATTCGCTCTGAAATACCTATTCAAGATTTTAACATTAAAGATAATCTTCATAAACTTAGTGTTCGTTATCAAGACCATGATTCTCTTCTAATAAATGAAACTTGTGCTACTCTTTATAAAGATTTGCAGGCCAAAAAACATAAGAAAACTACAGATATACAAATTATTCAAAGTGCAAATAATATGGTATCTGATTTCTCTTTTGAAAATATTATTAATAATTGCAATTCAAAAGAATCTATTGAAAAATTATTTTCCGAGTTTTTGCAAAATACCTCTTCCAATACAAACGATTATGAAGTATATAATATTGCTAGATATGTCAATATTTTACCTAAAAACTTTTACGGTATGGGTTCTTATGAAAAATGGATTAGGGTTTGTTGGGCATTAAAACACGCTTCTATTGAATTTGGAAATCCATTTAAATTATTTATTGTATGGCTTTATTTCAGTTCTAAATCTGACACTTTTGATATTTCTAATGGTGTTCAAGAATGCCTTTCTAAATGGAATGATGCTAATATGCTTAATAATGGTGACCTATATAAAGGTTATACACGCATGTCTATTTATCATTGGGCTAAACAATATGCTAGAGATGAATATAATGAAATCGTCAGAACAAATGTTGATACTTTTATTGAAGATACATTAACATCTATCGACGGTGAGGAAGACAGTAGTTTAGCTAATGTTATGCATGTTTATTATAATAATGAATTTATATGCACTAATACAAAGACTAATTTCTGGTATGTTTGGGATAAACACTTCTGGAAAGAAGATGATGGAGGTAATGAAATTAGAGCTAAGATTACTACTGAACTTAAACCCCTGTATTTTAAGAAATCTTTACACTTATTCCCTGGTAATGGAATGGGAGAATTTACTATTAATGAAATTGACGATGAAGATGAAAAAAGAAAATCAAAAGGTAAAATGTCTCGTTGCACCAAAATACTGCAAAAATGTTCAAATAGTAGCAATAAATCTAGAATACACCGAGAACTTGCAGAACAGTTCCGTGATAAAGATGGTATGTTTATGTCTAATGTTGATAATAACCCTTATTTATTCTGTTGCAAAAATGGAGTTATTGATTTTAAAGAAAAAATATTCAGAGACGGACGACCTGATGATTACATTACTAAATTTTCAAATATTGAATATCATCCACTTACCAGTGAAAACGACCACATTGTCACAGAAATTCATGAATTTATGAATAAACTATTCCCTATTCCTGAATTATGTAAATATATGTGGGAACATCTTGCATCTACACTTATTGGAATTACTCCTGACCAAACTTTTAATATTTATATTGGAGAAGGTCAAAATGGTAAGTCTGTTTTACTTAAACTTATGCAACTTGTTCATGGAAATTATAAAAAAGATATTTCTACTACGGTCATTACTGATAAAAAGATGAAGATGGGTGCTGCATCCCCTGAATATGCTCAATTACCTGGTATTCGTTATTTATGTATGACAGAGTCATCTGAAACTGAAGAAATTAATGAAGGTATTATGAAATGGCTTACTGGTGGTGACCAACTTTCCGCTCGTGGTCTATATGAGAAGAAGCTCATTCATTTTGTACCTCAATTTAAAATGATACTTGCATGTAATAGCTTACCTCATATTAAAGCTACTGACCATGGAACTTGGAGAAGAATTAAAGCTGTTCCTTTCTTATCTCTATTTACACATAATCCGGTTCAGAATGATAAAAAAAAACCTTACCAATTTAAAATTGACACTACTATTGAAGATAAATTTGAAGTATGGGCTCCTGT